GAGTTGCGGTTCGGTGAAGGTAACGAGCTGTCGTTCGGCGGTTTTCCTGGTACATCCCTCATTCGGAGCTGATATGCGCAAAAAGACCATCGCGGCCATTATGGCCCACGCGGAATCAGAATACCCGCTTGAGTGCTGCGGGGTGGTGGCGCAGAAAAGCAGGGTGGAGAAGTATTTCCCCTGCCGCAACATCGCCGCAACCCCAGAGGATAACTTTGTCCTTTGCCCGGAAGGCTATGCCGCTGCTGAGGACTGGGGAACTGTCACCGCCATCGTGCACAGCCATCCGGATGCCACCACGCAACTGAGCGAAACTGACAAGGCGCAATGCGACATCAGTGCGTTGCCCTGGCATATCGTCAGCTGGCCGGAAGGCGATTTACGCACCATCATGCCGCGCGGTGAAATTCCTCTTCTTGAACGCCCGTTCGTGCTCGGCGTTTACGACTGCTGGGGTCTGGTGATGAGCTATTATCGCCAGACGTACGGTATCGAGCTGGCGGATTACCGCGTCGATTACCCGTGGTGGGAGGACCAGTACCCGGATAATTTTTACCAGGATAACTGGTTCGCATGCGGGTTCCGGGAATTCACCGGCGCGTGGCAGCCGGGCGATGTGGTGATCATGCAGGTGCAGTCGAACAAGTGGAATCACGCCGGGATATTGCTGGAAGGCAACATGCTGCTTCACCATCTTTATGGCCATCTCAGCAAGCGGGTGCCCTATGGCGGTTACTTGATGGATCGAACGATGAAGATTCTACGGCACAAGTCTCTGTGCTAACCTTTCTCCAAAACAAAAGGGGATAAGGACATGAAAAAATACATTGTATTGATCACGCTGGGTGCCTTGTTAGTGGCCTGTAAGCCATCTGATAAAGATTTTATTAATTTGGGCGAGTCGGTGGTCAAAGACACACTAAAAGACCCCAATAGCGCTCAGTTTGAATCTTTCTACAAAGCATCTGGTGAAAAGGATGGATATGTATGCGGTTACGTTAACGCTAAAAATTCCTATGGCGGCTATACGGGTAAAAAGCCTTATTATGTTTATATTGAAACAGATAACGGAAATATTATTAATAAAGGACCCGTAATCATCATAGGAGATGATGAAAAAGATAAGCTTGAGAATTACGAAGCTATATGCCAAAAAAATTAATATAAACCGCTTAGGCGGTTTTTTATTTTTGGAGAAGAGATGCAAGAGATAATGACAAAGATAGAACTAGGCGGCATGCTTGGGAAATATTTTGGCAAGACACATTACCGTCTGATTAGTACTATTCATGAAGCCCCCCGTGCGCTAGCTGCTACGATTAAGGGATTTGAGCAATATATGATTTCCAGTCAACGACGCGGGCTAACATATGCAGTATTTCGTGGGAAAAAGAATATCGGGGAGGATGACCTCGGTTTTCCTGTAACTGAAGAAGTTATTCGTATTGTTCCGGTTATTATTGGCAGTAAAAAAGCAGGATTACTACAAACTATTCTTGGTGCTGTTCTTGTTGTGGTGGGTGCAATTACCTATGCGTATGGTGGCGCAGCGCTTGTAGCTGCTGGTGTAGGGATGATGGCTGGCGGTATTGTCCAGATGCTTTCCCCACAGCCAACGGGGCTAGCCAGCAAACAGGACGCCGATAACCGTGCATCCTATGCGTTTGGCGGCGTAACGAATACAGCCGCACAAGGTTATCCGGTACCGATCCTTTACGGAAAACGCCGTATCGGCGGAGCGATTATTTCTGCCGGTATTTACGTCGAAGATCAGCAGTGAATCAATTAATTTATTAGCCGAGAGGCAGGAGAACGTTATGGAAATGACAGTAGGATTCCCTGAAATGGGTTCTCGATTTGAATGTGTAAGAATCCGTCCCGATTTAGAAGTTAAAACAACAAAGACCATCAAAACAAAGATTACAGTTTGCAAGCTTGAACAAATCAATGCGCCCCATGAACTGGTGTTTATGTATCAGGAAGACTTCAATCCAAACAGCTCTTTTGCTGAAGTTGAAGAACGTGCTAAAGAATATGCCATTAAGGCAATTGCCGGATTGAAAGCCCCGGATTAACCGGGGCAAAGCATTACTTGATGCGATGGTAGATGTTATCAGCCCTGGCATACAATCTGGATACCGCCTCGGCTCGGCCTTGCTCCTGCATGGTCATTTTTGATGTATCGTCACCATAGGCCTTTGTCATATATTGAGTAACGCGTTGACGAAAGGCGCCAGCATCACCTGATTCAACCGTGGCAACTGCAAGCAAAAAGGCGAGCGCTTCATCATGCTGGTCTTCTTTGTTAAAACTCATTTTCAACTCCTGTTATACCGAGGCAATCAGCCATGCCGCCGGTAAGTATTGCGCCAGTGTCCCACCACTGACGAGCTGAGCCAACAACATAACCAGGGATTTATATTCACAACACCCTGATATTCGATCAGTAGCCGCCATGAGCGGCTTTTTTATGGGCGAAAAATGGCAAAACATATTAAAGGGCGCAAAGGCGGCGACTCCAAGCAGCGCACGCCCACGGAACAGCCGGACGATCTCCAGTCGGTGGCAAAGGCGAAAATCCTGATCGCCCTGGGCGAGGGGGAGTTTGCTGGTGGGCTGACAGGCAGGAATATTTTTCTGGATGGTACCCCGCTTGAAAATGCTGACGGCTCGCAGAACTTCTCCGGCGTGGCGTGGGAGTTTCGCCCCGGCACCCAGGCGCAGCCGTATATTCAGGGGATGCCGGGATCGGAAAACGAAATCAGTGTAGGTCTGGAGGTTTCCAGCGCCACCGCGTGGACGCGCACGTTTACCAACACCCAGCTTTCCGCCGTTCGCCTGCGCATCAAATGGCCGTCGCTGTATCGCCAGGAGGATGACGGGGATCTGGTGGGTAATTCTGTGGCGTATGCCGTTGACCTCCAGACAGATGGTGGTGCCTGGCAGACTGTGATCAACACGGCGGTAACCGGAAAAACCACCTCGGGTTATGAACGCAGCCACCGTATCGATCTGCCGCGCGCCGGTACCACCTGGACATTGCGCCTTCGCAAATTAACAGCAGATGCCAACAGCGCCAAAATCGGCGACACCATGACGCTGCAGAGTTATACCGAAGTGATCGACGCAAAATTGCGCTATCCAAACACCGCGCTGCTGTACATTGAATTTGATTCCAGCCAGTTCAACGGCAGCATCCCGCAAATTTCCTGCGAGCCTTCCGGACGGGTGGTTCGCGTGCCTGATACATATGACCCGGTAACGCGCACGTATACCGGCACATGGACAGGTGGTTTTAAATGGGCCTGGACAGATAACCCGACGTGGATTTTTTACGATATCGTGGTCGCCGATCGTTTTGGCCTGGGTCATCGTCTGACGGCGGCGAACATCGACAAATGGACGCTGTACCAGGTGGCGCAGTACTGCGATCAGATGGTACCGGACGGGAAAGGCGGGAACGGCGTTGAGCCTCGCTACACCTGCAACGTCTATGTGCAGGACCGCAACGAAGCCTATACGGTGCTGCGCGATTTCGCCGCGATCTTCAGGGGCATGACGTACTGGGGCGGCAACCAGATCGTGGCGCTGGCGGACATGCCGCGCGATATCGATTACAGCTACACCCGCGCTAACGTGGTCAATGGCGAGTTTGTTTACTCGAGCAGCACCACCAAGACCCGTTACACCACGGCGCTGGTCTCGTATTCCGACCCGGCCAACGGCTACGCTGACGCAATGGAGCCCGTGTTTGAGCAACCGCTGGTTGCGCGCTACGGCTTTAACCAGCTCGAAATGACCGCGATTGGATGCACACGGCAGAGCGAGGCAAACAGGAAAGGTCGCTGGGGTATTCTGACCAACAACAAAGACCGTGTGGTCACTTTCTCCGTTGGGCTGGACGGTAATATTCCGCAGCCGGGCTATATCATCGCTGTCGCTGACGAAATGCTGTCCGGTAAAGTCACCGGCGGCCGTATCAGCTCGGTTAATGGACGGGTTATAACCCTTGACCGCATGCCGGATGCGAAGCCGGGCGATCGCCTTATTCTCAACCTGCCTTCCGGCGCGTCACAGGCCCGGACTATCCAGGCGGTTAACGGTCAGGCCGTCACGGTCAGCATCGCCTACAGCGAAACGCCGCAGGCGGATAGTGTCTGGGTGGTGGAATCTGACGAGCTGTTTGCCCAGCAGTACCGTGTTGTCAGCGTTACTGACAATAACGATGGGACGTTCACGATCTCGGGCGCATTTCATGACCCCGATAAGTTTGCCCGCATCGATACGGGAGCCATCATCGACCAGCGCCCGGTCAGTGTGATCCCGCCGGGCAACCAGGTGCCGCCGGCCAACATACTGATCAGCTCGTTCTCAGTGGTTCAGCAGAATATCAGCGTCGAAACCATGCGCGTGAGCTGGGACCAGGCACAAAACGCCATTGCTTACGAGGCGCAGTGGCGGCGTAACGACGGGAACTGGGTTAACGTGCCGCGCAGCTCAACGACGTCCTTCGATGTGCCGGGGATTTATGCCGGGCGCTATCTTGTGCGCGTGCGGGCGATCAACGCGGCGGAGATTTCCTCCGGATGGGGCTATTCGGAAGAGAAAACGTTGACGGGCAAGGTGGGCAATCCGCCGAAACCGGTGGGCCTTATCGCATCGGATAACGTCGTGTTTGGCATCGAGATTAACTGGGGATTCCCTGCAAACACCGGCGATACACTGAAAACGGAAATTCAGTACAGCCTGACCGGGACAGAGGACGATGCGCTGCTGCTGGCAGATGTGCCATACCCGGCCAGTAATTACCAGCAGATGGGCCTGAAAGCGGGGCAGATTTTCTGGTACCGCGCGCAACTGGTCGACAAAACGGGCAACGAATCGGGTTATACGGATTGGGTGCGCGGCCAGTCCAGCATTGATGTTTCCGACATCACTGAAGCCATCCTTGAGGACATGAAACAGACCGACTTGTTCAAGGATGTCGTTGAAAGTGCGATTGACAGCAGCGCAAAAATTGCCGGGATTGTCGCTGATGTGCAGCAGAACGCTGATGATCTCGAACAGGCCGCTCTGGCGATACAGCAGAATGCAGACGGTCTGGCGGCAGCAGCGGTGAAAATTGACGAAACTGCGGCCACGCTCGACGGCATGACAGCCGGCGTTAAAAACTCCTCGATTGCCGTTATCCAGAACAGCCTGGCTCAAGTGAACAGCCGCCGCCGGCAGACGGCAACGAACGCCGGGAACAGTGCCAGCATTGACCGTATCGATACCACCATCGCTGATGCGAGTCAGTCGGTGGCTCGCGCACTGGTGACGCTGGATGCTTCAGCTGGCGGCAACATCTCAAACGCGACCGATCTGACCGAGACCCTTGCTAACTTCACACAGGCGTCAGCCACGAAAATCAACTCGTTGACGGTGACGGTAAACGGCCAGACCGCGGCCATAACTACGAATGCCCAGGCAACTGCAGATATGGCCGGCAACCTTAACGCGATGTACAGCATTAAAGTCGCTGTCGATGCAAACGGACGGCAGTATGCAGTAGGGATGGGGCTGGGTGTGCAAAACACGCGGTCCGGGATGCAGAGCCAGGTGATTTTCCTTGCCGATCGATTTGCGGTGATGAGCCAGGCTGGTGCTGCCGTTACGCTGCCGTTTGTTATTCAGAACGGGCAGACTTTCATCCGCGATACGTTCATTCAGGACGGCACCATCAGTAACGCCAAAATCGGCAATTTCATTCAATCCAATGGCTATGTTGCCGGCTCGGTCGGCTGGCGACTGGATAAGGGCGGCGGCTTCGAGAATAACGGCAGCGACGGAGAAGGGGCAATGAAGCAGACAAACACAACGATCAGCATTCGCGATCAAAACAGGCTCCGTGTGCAGATCGGCAGGCTGACGGGGGTGTTCTGATGGCCTGGGGTATTCAGACGTGGGATGCTAACGGTATCCCCAACAACTACGGGATTAAGCCGGTATCGGTCGTCGGCATGGTGTCGCTGGCAGAGGGGCAGGCCAGCGGCTCCTGGTCATTCCCGGTTCCCGCCGGGTTTAGGCTGGGCTATGTTGTTTCGCTTGATAACGGCGGCACAAAAGTCGGAAGACAAGTTGTGATATCGGGAAATATCATCACGATTTCGCCAGCAAGCGAAATCGGGCCCGGTAATTACCCGGCCTCCGCATGCGAACTGGTCGTTTTTATGGAGAGAGTGTAGATGGCTGATTACGGGGCGATGATACTGCTGGACAACGGGAACCCGTTTGTCACGCCGCAGTCAACGCCGTTCTGTTTATACCAGAAAGTTGTGGTGAACTCCGGGGCCAGTGGCGTGGCGGTTGCAGAAATACCGATCGACCCCAGCTATCCGGCAATCGCATTTTGCCGGGTGTCAAATACCACCGCGCCAACGTTTACTCATGCCGGACGGGTTGGTGGAGTCATTCGGGTTTCCTCCGGTACGCCGGCAGGCGCTGCAAACACTCCGCACACACTTACCGCATATATTTTTGCCATCTTTCCTCAGTCATTGCCTGCATGGGGTCTTGCCATCTGGGATGCCGCCGGGAAACTGGTGCTGACCAATGAAAGTCGCGTGCTGTCTGACCTGGTAACAGTCGGCACGCCGGGCGCAGGTGGGGGGATCAACATCGACCAGACACTGGCGGGGTCGTGGGCGGTCGCGCCCGCAACGCTGGGAATGTCATTATGGCAAACGATGGTACAGGATCAGCCCGTCATTATCAGCGTGATGGCCTATACGGGGTGCCGGTTCGATGGTGTGAACACCCGTATTAATGCTGTCAGTAATCAGGCTGGTCAGGGCAGTCCGGCGGGCGGCAGCAATACCGGGATTGTTTTAACTGCGATTAACACAGCCGCGTACGACTAAACCTTTAATTTTTACAGCTCATAACCCCGCTCCGGCGGGTTTTTTATTACCTATTTTCAGGAGACACCATGTCAGCAGGAACGTTAACTCTTACGAATAACTCAGATGCAGTTTCCGGTGCTGGAACTGCTTTTTCTAATGAACTGGCAGCCGGTGACTTCATTGTTGTGACCGTTGGGGGAATACCTTACACACTTCCGGTTAAGTCCATAAACAGCAATACCTCGCTGACACTTGTCAACAACTACCCCGGACCGACTCAATCTGGTGCTGCATGGTCTGCTATCCCGCGTGTTGCGATGAACCTTGTTACCGCCGCGCTGGTAGCCCAGAGCGCAGAAGCGCTGCGAGGCCTGAACTATGACAAACAAAACTGGCAGAGCATTTTTAGCGGCACGGGCAACGTAACGGTGAGGCTTCCGGATGGCTCATCATGGACAGGTCCCGCATGGAACGGCATCACAACGGCGTTGACTGGTAAAGCCGATAAGGTTGGTGGTGCGGTGCCTATAAACCAGGGAGGCACAGGCGCAACGACACAGGCAGCGGCGTTGACGGCACTACTGGGTTCCAGCACCATACCCGTGGCGAACGGTGGAACGGGCGGCAATAGTCCAGCGACTGCGAGAGCGGGGTTGGAGTTGGGCAGTGCTGCAGTAAAAAATGCAGGGAATTATCAGGGCCAACTGGTGGAAGTTGGAACTACAATACATAACGGAGCAGGTCAGTCGATTACGTTCAATTCAGGTTTAATCCCATCCCTGGGCGGTTTTGACGGGAACGGCGCGCGCCCTCCATTACAAGTTGCAAATGGATCTAATCCCGGAGCATCTGCGGTAATGAGCTTCTTCCGGGAGGGGGCGTATGGTACATGTTTTGGTCTCGATGAGTTAGATAATCAATTCAGCTTTGGGGGATATTCAGCAGGCGCGAATCGTTATCGGTTCTGGACAGAGCAGAACACTGTAGTAGACGGTAACGGATTTATCAAACGAGCGTCTCCGGTTGTGAAAGTTTTTGGCGACGGCAGCGCAGAGCTGAATGCGGAATCTGCTGGCGTTGATGTTCAGGGCATCAGAACAGGCGTTTACCGAATTTCCGGCGTGCTGGGGTTTAACTCAGATCCGGCCTGGGGTGGTATTGACGGCGGTATTGAAATTCCGCTCGATCGCAACAAACAACCGCTGCTCTGGGTTGATTATGAAATCGAAGCTGACGGCAGCATTCTACTGAAAACCTTTCATCGTACGCACCCCACAGCGCCAGTATTCGCACGTAACGAAATCGATGGAGTCAGCGACGGAGATGCGATTGATATTCCAGCTGGCCGCTGCGTCGATTTGCGTGTCGAGATGCCGGAAAACAGTCTGTGGAATATCGAGCAGGCGCGTCTTGCGGAGGAGATGCGCGCAGAATATGAGCGCCAGCAGCAGAGTGAACCAGACCAGATGCAATAATTGATAGGCCGCGCCACGTTGATCTCCCTCCAGTTAAAAACTACTGTATGTCTATACAGTATTAATCGGAGGAGGTCACATGAGCGGTTTCCCGTCACCGGCAAAAGACTACGTTGAAACTCGTCTAACCGTCGCATCGATATGCAACATTGACGCTAACTGTCTCGTCATTGAGACGTCGCGCGGTTATGCGGTGGTAGATAAGTCAATGCGGCCTAAGCCTGGCGAATATGCGCTTATCAACTACTCGTGTCGGAATCACTTTGCACTGATAGCTGGTAAATCTCTTATTACGGAAGATGGTGAGGCAATAGAAGGCGACGCTTTGGATGATGTTACGGTAGTGGGCGTCGTGACGTGGCTGGTCAACCGGACGAGGGATGATGAAGCGCCGGTGATGTGA